CTGTGGCAGAAGGCTCTGGTGTCGGTGATCTTTGGGATCGTAGACAAGCAGGGCTTCCGGCAGTTCCGGGAGATCTTCTTCGTCGTAGCCCGGAAGAACGGCAAGACGTTGCTGGCTGCGGCGATCGCGGCCTACTGCACATTCCTCGACGGCGAGTACGGCGGCCGGATCTACTTCACGGCCCCGAAGCTCGAGCAGGCATCGCTCTGCTTCAACGCCTATTATCAGATGATCGTGCAGGAGCCGGAGCTGAACGCGATGGCGCAGAAGCGCCGAACCGACGTCTACGTCCAGCAGAGCAATACGACAGCAAAGGCGCTGGCCTTCTCGGCAAAGAAGTCGGACGGCCTGAACATCTCGCTGGCCGTGGCCGACGAGGTCGCATCATGGGCCGGAGATCAGGGGCTCAAGTTCTATGAGGTCATCAAGTCCAGCTTCGGAGCAAGGCGGCAGCCGCTCCTGCTGGCGGCCAGCACTTCGGGCTACATCAACGACGGTGTCTATGACGAGCTGATGAAGCGGTCAACGCGGTTCCTTTTGGGAGACAGCAAAGAGACCAGACTCCTGCCGGTCATTTACATGATCGACGATCCGGAGAGGTGGAACGACATCAACGAGCTGCGGAAGGCCAACCCGAACCTCAATGTCAGCGTCACGGTCGACTATCTTCTTGAGGAGATCCGGATCGCAGAGGGCTCACTTTCAAAGAAGGCCGAGTTCCTGACGAAATACTGCAACATCAAGCAGAACAGCTCGCAGGCGTGGCTGGACGCGTTGGACGTTGAGAAGTGCACCGGAGACGAGCTGCACCTCGAGGACTTCAGGCGCTGCTACTGCGTGGGCGGCATAGACCTGAGCCGCACGACGGACCTGACGGCCGCATGCATAGTTATTCAAAAGGCGGAGCGATTATTCGTTTTCTGCCATTTTTGGATGCCACGAGAGCTCGTGGACGAAGCGACAGCCAGAGACGGCCTGCCGTACCGGGCCTTTATTCAGCGAGGGGCTCTCTCGGAGTCCGGGGACAACTTCGTGGACTACCGGGACTGCTTCAACTGGTTCGCGGATCTCATCCGCAAGCATCAGATCTATCCGCTGAAAATAGGCTACGACCGGTACACGGCGCAGTACCTCGTGCAGGATCTAAAGGCCGAGGGCTTCCACATGGACGACGTCTTTCAGGGCGAGAACCTCTCCCCGGTCATTCAGGAGGTCGAAGGCCGCATCAAGAACGGAGACTTCAACATCGGAGACAATGGCCTGCTGAAGATCCACCTGCTCGACTCAGCGACAAAGCAAAACGCAGAGACCGGCAGGCGGAAGCTCATCAAGGTCTCCTCCGGAGTACATATCGACGGCACCGCAGCACTTCTGGACGCGATGACCGTCCGGCAAAAGTGGTTCGCTGAAATCGGCGGACAGTTAGAAAACAGAGGCAAGTAAATGACACTATTCGATCGCATCTTCAGGCCGCAGGCCACCAAGAACCAAGATCAGGCGCTCGAGAAGGCGTACACGCTGTTCAAGACGCTGACCGCTTACAGGCCGGCCTACACAAACTGGGGCGGCGCAATCTACGAGAGCGAGCTCGTTCGGGCCGCTATTGACGCGAGAGCTCGTCACATCAGCAAGCTCAAGGTCGACGTCGTCGGAACGGCCAACCCGTCGCTGCAGAGCAAGCTGCGGCAGGGGCCGAACCAGTGGACCACATGGTCGCAGTTCTTCTACCGGGTGAGCACGATCCTCGATGTTCACAACACGGCATTCATAGTGCCGGTCTTTGATGAACGGCTGATTATAACCGGCATGTTCCCGGCGTTGCCGACGCGATGCGAGATCGTGGAATACAACAAAGAGCTCTGGCTGCGTTACCGGTTCCAGAGCGGCGAGATCGGCGCAGTCGAGATGCGCAAGTGCGCGATCCTGACGAAGTTCCAGTACAAGAGCGACTTCTTCGGTGAGACGAACGCAGCGATGCATCCGACCATGCAGCTGGTACACATCAGCAATCAGGGCGTGGAGGAAGCTATCAAAAACACCTCGACGTTCCGGTTTATGGCACAGCTGGCCAACTTCTCTGATCCGGAGGACCTCGCAAAAGAGCGTCAGCGCTTCGCGGACATGAACCTCTCGGCAGAGAGCGGCGCCGGCGACTTCCTGCTGTTCCCAAACACCTACAAGGACATCCGGCAGGTGGACGTCAAGCCATACACGGTCGACGCCGACCAGATGAAGCTCATCCGGGAGAACGTCTACGACTACTTCGGAGTGAATGAGGAGATACTGCAGAACAAGGCCCACGGCGAAACGCTGGAGGGCTTTTTCGATGGAGCCATCGAGCCGTTCGCGATCCAGTTCAGCGAAGCAGCCACGAAGGCGCTGTTCTCGGAGCGCGAGAGGGCGCAGGGATCCTATCTCATAGCAAACGCCAACAGGCTGCAGTATATGAGCGTTACCCAGAAGGTCCAGATGGCCAAAGAGCTCGGCGACAGAGGCGCGATCCTCATCGACGAAATCCGTGACCTTTTCAACTATCCAGCGCTCCCGGACGGAGCCGGACAGGTCGCTCCGATCAGGGGCGAATACAAAGCCACAAACGAGCTGACAGAAGGAGGACAAGACAATGCCAGTTAAAGCAGATAGAGAGTACAGGAACTTCGACGTGCGAGCGATCGTACCGGAAGAAGGACAGGACGAGGGCCGCAGGGTCGTGCGCGGATATGCCTCGACCTACGAGAACGCATACACACTTTATGACGATGGCGAGTACGTCATCAGGGAGATCATCGACGCACACGCTTTCGATGATACAGACATGGCCGACGTGGTAATGCAGTACGACCACGAGGGCCGCGTCTTCGCAAGAAGAAGCAACGGCACGCTGGACGTCAACAGCGACGAAGTGGGCCTTGCCATAGAAGCAGACCTCGGCGGCACGGATCTGGGACGCCAGATCTACGAGGAGGTCAGGGGTGGCTACACCAACAAAATGAGCGTCGGAATGAAGATCGACCGCAGCAGGGACGTCTGGACAACAGAGACTCTCAACGGTAAGACCGTGGAGACCAGACGAGTCATGCGCGTGGCCCGTCTTTATGACGTCTCGGCGGTGAGCATCCCGGCAAACGACGCAACAAGCATCAGCGTGCGCAGCCTTGTCGACGGAGTGATCGACAGGCTCAAAGCGGAGAGACTGGAAGCACGGAAGCTGGAGCTGGAGCGCCGCAGAGCAGAAGTCAGGGCCAGAGCTCTGACAGGAGGAACGAAATGACCAAAGAAGAAATCATGCAGCTTGGATTTGAGGAGCTGGACACCAGAGCCGCAGCCATAGCAGAGGAGACTCGCACGGCTGACTCGGAGCATATCGAAGCACTCAACGCAGAGCTGGATCTCATCGAGGAGCGCAGGAAGCAGCTCCAGCAGGAGATCGAAGCCAGAAAGAAAGCCGAAGCCGCGGTCATGTCCGGGGCCGGCGAAACCATCGCAAAAGTTCAGGAGGCAAAGACAATGGACAACAAAGAAATCAGAAACAGCAAGGCATACATCGACGCATTCGCCGAGTACATCAAGGGCAACAAGGACGCTGCAGAGCTCCGCAACATGCTCACCAGCGAGAACGATCCGGGCAGCCCCCACAACGGCACCGCCACCGTTCCCGTTCCCGAGTTCGTCTATGACGTAGTCAAGACCGCATGGGAGAGAGACGGCGTCACTGCCAGAGTCAGGAAAGCCTACATGAAGGGCAACCTCAAGGTCGGCTTCGAGATCTCCGGATCCGCTGCCACCGTTCATCCGGAAGGTTCCGCTGCCGTTTCCGCAGAGGATCTCGTTCTCGGTATCGTAGAGCTCGTACCCCAGAGCATCAAGAAGTTCGTGCAGGTTTCCGATGAAGCGCTCGACCTTTCCGGCGAGAACTTCCTCCGCTACATCTACGATGAGCTCACCTATCGCGTGGCCAAGAAGGCTGCCGATCAGCTCATCGCCAAGATCATAGCATCTCCGCAGACCAGCACCACCACCGCACCGCAGGTCGGCCTCATCACCTCCACCGAGGTTACGCTCGGACTCATAGCTCAGGCTATGTCCAAGCTCTCCGATGAAGCAGCCAACCCGGTCATCATCATGAACAAGGCTACATGGGGCGAGTTCAAGAAGGCACAGGCCGATGGCAACTTCGGCTACGATCCGTTCGAAGGACTGCCCGTACTGTTCAACAACAGCATCGCAGCCTTCAGTGCAGCCACCACCGGTGTCGCTTACGCCATCGTCGGCGACCTCGATCAGGGCGCTCTGATGAACTTCCCCAACGGCGAAGACATCGAGATCAAGGTCGACAGACTTTCTCTCAAGAAACAGGACCTCGTCGAGATCCTCGGCAGAAAGTTTGTCGCTCTCGGCGTAGTTGCCCCGGACGCATTCGTCAAGATCGTCAACGGCTGACGCAAACACATGAAACACGAGGAGGATTAAGTCATGAGCAAAGTGTTAGTCGCGGTCCCCTGCATGGATCAGGTGCCGGCGCAGTTCTGCCAGAGCCTCGCAACGCTCGAGAAGGCAGGACCGACAGTCGTGGCATTTCAGGTGGGATCGCTTGTTTATTCGGCCAGAAACAATCTGGCCATGCAGGCAATCAAGCAGGAGGCGGACTACGTGCTCTGGCTGGATAGCGACATGGTGTTCCCGTCCGGGACGCTGCGCTATCTCCTCCAAGAGTTAGAGAAGCACGAGGACGACGTCATGATGTCCGGTATTTACTACCGGCGCGTGGCGCCGTTCTCACCGGTTGCTTATAACAAGCTCGCAATAGATCCCGAAAAGGGCGCGACTTGGGAGGAGCTGACCGATGTCCCCGGCGAGCAGTTCGAGCTCGAGGGCGTGGGCTTCGGCTGCATCATGATGCCGACTCAGGTGTTCTTTGATGTCCAGTCGAAGTTCGGGACCATGTTCGATCCGATCCTCGGGACCGGCGAGGACCTCGCGTTCTGCTGGCGAGCACGCCAGTGCGGATGGAAGATCATCGCAGATCCGAAGATCGAGCTGGGCCACGTGGGACATCACGTTATCTCCCGTAGCTACTGGGAGGACTACCGCGCATTCCAAAGCGCACAGGAAGGAAAGTGAAATGGGAACAAGGAAATCAGCGGCGGACATCCAGAAGGAGGCGCTGGAAAAAATCAAGCTCTCAATGAGGATTATCACCGGCCTGTTCGACCAAGAACTGACTGACCTCATGAACGCAGCCATCATGGACCTCGGCCTTGCCGGAGTCAAAGGCACGGGAATTGTGCTGACAGATGCGCTGGTCCTCCGCGCCGTGACGACCTACTGTCGGATGAACTTCGGACAGCCGGACGACTACGACAAGCTCAAGGCCAGCTACGACGAGCAGAAGGC